GGCGCTTGAAGAGCTTGGTGCTTGACGCTTGCTGCTTGGGCCCTGGACCCTGAGCCCGGTAACATCGACTGACCAATTGTCAGCCATACATCTCTTCACAATAATCGTCCAGTCCCAGGTTGTCTATAAAGTAACGTTGCACTCGGTCGGTGCCCCAGTAACCTCTGACCTCTTGGGTGAAGGTGTCTACCCAGATCGTCGGGCCGCCTCCTGCAACTAAGATCTCTGCGCCCAGGTAACGCTTCTCACGGTCCACCAGATACCTGATATCATATGTGTCTTCCATCCAGTCACCAGCTGAACGTTCTTTTCCTCCGCTGCAGTGGGTGATGTCGTCCGCAATGTTCTGCACCATCCTTACCAGCTGCTGCTCGCATGTCTCGCTTTTCTTTTTTACTGCACTCATAACTTTTTTAGTTCCTTTCTGTTTATTTTTTGTAACGGATCTATCATAGCGTCAGATTGTGGCAAGCTTGTGGCTTGCTGCTTGTGGCTTGACGCTTGAAGCTCATTAAAAAACTTTTCACACGATTTCAGATAATCAGCTGGTAGATCCCGGTGATCATCAGTGAACCATGGCAGCAGGTCGTTGTGTTTAATTCTTCTCTTCATATTTCTCCAATCGTACTAGTCTTGTTATTAAACGCCTTAGCACTCTTAAGTTGCTAGGCTGGAAGTGCAAAGCCATACTTGGCTTGTTATAAAATGCCAGCAGCTCATCGTTTATCTTTATAAGTTCTTTTTTCATGTTACCTCTTCTTTCTAATCCCATCTTATCCTACAGCTTGAAGCTTGTCAAGCTTGTTGCTTGGGCCTCGCGCCTTGCGGCGCGAAGATTTTGATCAGGATTCTCGTATCCCATCTGTACAGGTCCATACTCACTTGACCCCAGATCTGGATGGCTCTGTTTCTATGTATTCCCCTCCATCAGGGCCAGAGATAAATCTCTGGAGAGCAGATCAGGGCTCAAGACTTGTTGTATCCGGTTGCGATCCGGTCCGGTTCCAAAGTTCCGTTCAGTCTTGACCCCAGATCCAAGGGCGCCGTACGACTTATTACAAGTGTGCTAACCTTGGATCAGGGCTCAAGGCCCGAGCAGTTATTATCAAGGCTCATACTCAGGAGCTCAGAAAGAAGCCGCGAAGCTGTTCTGGTCGCTACGCAACGCTTATGAACAAAACCTCAATTCGCTACTCCTAATGCAATATAAGACTTGACAATCTCTTTGTCAAGGGATAATCTGGGATAATTATAAACAATAACAGAAAGAGGAATATATGCAAAAAATAAGAATGAACACCGAGTACAGAAACAAGTTATTCAATAGAATAAAAGATGTATTCGAGAAAGAAGAAACGCAAGAGCAACAAGCATTTCTTCAAGCAAGAGAAGTATTTAATACTTATCAAAGAGATACTTTTAATCTTGCAAGACAAGTAGTAGAGAGATCATACCCTACTGATGATGTAGCCACACTACGAAAGTTTAAGAAGAAGTATGGCGACCCTTGTGATGTAGTAGCAAAAGATAAGTGCTTTTACTTCGCACATAACGAAGATGTAGATGAAGACGGCAAAGAAACAAAAACTTCATCTCACTTTGATTTTGGATTATTTGGTAATCTAAATGGTAGAGAAAGTTATAGTGATAACGAAGATAGTCAGCATTTTGCACACGCATATTATAGGGAAGAACTAAAAGAAAATGGTTGCAATCCTGATATAATTGCACAGCAACATGGCAAAGATGATAACCCACATAAAACTAAACACATTGATGCAAACAATAAGTTTTTAGGTAAAGCGCATAGTCATTATGATGAAAATAATGTTGGTGCTACTAAAGATTTTAATGCACCATTCTATCTTGATGTAATTGGAACTAGCCATTGTCGTTCAAGAGCAATCGCTTGTACCAAAGATGAGTACAATATTTTTTTAGCATGGCGAACAGCTAAAGCAAATGTTGTTTCCAAACACCAAACTTGGATTGATAGTATCACAAAGCAGACAGACCAATTAAAAATCGGTTTGAAAGCATACAGATATTTAAGTGAGGGTGTTGAACTTGCAAAAGAACTTGGAATAGAATTAGATGAAGCTGAATTAGTTAGAACTAATTCAACAGGTCTTACAATCTACAACCCAAGCAATCTTGCTAGTATGATTAAAGGTATGAAAAACAAAAACCAAACAAGAGAGGATAAGATCAAGGCAAGACTACAATACGAAAAACAAAGTGTAAATTAACACTTGACACATTATCTGGGATAATATATTATCCCAGATAACAGAAAGGATAAAATGTTTTACATAACTTACTACGCAAAAAAACATAAAGCTTTTATAACTAGAAAAGGTAGATACGATAAACCTGACGGAACACCAAGTCAAAGAGGTTTATACATAGATAAGTCTGGGCAATCAGTTCTGAACTATTGGGATTTAGACGCAGACGGTTGGAGAAATGCAACAGGGAAAGTGCAGATCAAAGTATGAGTTATGTTTGGTGTCATGGTACTGAGTGCCATAAAAAACATACACAGGATAGAGTTCGAGGCTCCAAGGGTTCTAAAGTTTTAAGAACTAGAAAGATAAAACAACGTATAGAAAGCCAATGGTATAACCCAAATAATTGGTATAATTGGTTTTGCTCAATGGGTTGTTATAATGACTTTGCAAATAAACACGCAGACGCAATGAGAAGAATTGCGCCAAGGAACGAGCCACTTGAAACACCGATCAATAACCCTACTAGAAATGAGTATGGTCATACTATAATAAAAGAACAAGGAGTTGACACAGATAGCAATATGGGATAATCTGGGAACATGGAAACAAATAAAAAAGCTACTACAAAAGACATGGAGAACTTATTAAATGAAGACTATAAGGAAACCATGAACTACACAAGACGAAATCGTTTTACAGGTGAGACGATTGAACTAACAAAAGAGGAAGCCGAGAAACATGATCAAATATTTTATCATGAAGTAATGGCTACTCTTGAAGACAAAGAACTAGGCACAGGTGGCAGTAAGCATTGGCAAACAATGCGAGACCTATTACATTGGTTTCGTAAGAACAATGCCAAAGCATACATGGTGCTGTTAGACTAAATTAAAAACCCTCGGCCCCCTTCGGGGGCCGAGGGGTCCCAACCACTTTCCAAAATCGACAAATCACGGAACCCCACCCAACCTATACAAAAAAGGGGTCCCAGACGATTACGCTTTATGCCTTGATTTAGACAGTTACCCCTGATAAAAACGTTTTGGTACCATGGACTTGAATAAGGTAAATATAGAAAAATTACCTGCAGATGTGCGAAGGGTCTTCAAACAACTTCAAGTGCTCCATGCAGAAAAAAAGATACAGAATAAAGCTAAGAATGACTTTCTATCTTTTGTAAAATGCATGTGGCCAGATTTTGTAGAGGGGTCCCATCACAGGCACATTGCAGAAAAATTTAATAAATTAGCTACGGGTGAAATAAACCGATTGATTGTAAATATGCCACCAAGGCATACAAAATCTGAGTTTGCATCTTTCTTGTTACCATCGTGGATGGTGGGCCGTAATCCAAAATTAAAGATAATTCAAACAACACACAATGCCGAACTAGCAGTAAGATTTGGTCGTAAAGCAAAAAACTTAATCGATAGTGAAGACTATCAAAAAATTTTTAAAACTACATTACAAGAAGATTCTAAAGCAGCTGGACGTTGGGAGACATCACAGGGCGGCGAATACTTCGCTGCTGGTGTTGGTGGTGCCATCACGGGCCGTGGTGCGGACTTATTGATTATTGATGACCCACACTCGGAACAAGATGCAATGTCCAAGACATCATTAGACTCGGCATACGAATGGTATACATCAGGTCCACGTCAACGTTTACAACCGGGTGGTAAGATTGTCTTAGTTATGACTCGTTGGTCAACGAGAGATCTAACAGGTAAACTTATAGCGAACCAGAAAGAACCGAAGTCTGATCAATGGCACGTGGTCGAGTTTCCAGCGCTCATGGAACACGGACCAGTGTGGCCTGAATATTGGCAACAAGATGAATTAGAGAAAGTCAAAGCAACACTACCCGTTGGCAAATGGAACGCACAGTGGATGCAACAACCTACATCAGAAGAAGGAGCGATCCTAAAACGTGAGTGGTGGATGGTGTATCCTAATGAAGAGATACCGTCTCTTCAACACGTCATACAGTCTTACGATACAGCGTTCTTGAAAAAAGAAACAGCCGACTATTCTGCAATAACCACGTGGGGTGTATTCTATCCTAATCAAGATAGTCCTGCTAATTTAATATTATTAGACGCGATTAAAGGCAGATATGAGTTTCCAGAGCTTAGACGTTTAGCTCTACAACAATATAAATATTGGCAACCAGAGACAGTTATCATAGAGGCCAAAGCATCTGGACTACCTTTGATGTACGAATTACGGCAAATGGACATCCCAGTTGTTTCCTTTACACCGAGCAAAGGAAATGATAAACATTCTAGAGTAAACGCCGTTGCACCTCTTTTTGAGTCTGGAATGATATGGGCGCCAGAACAGAAATTTGCAGAGGAGGTCATTGAGGAATGTGCTTCATTCCCTCATGGCGATCACGACGACCTTGTGGACTCTACAACACAAGCTATCATGCGCTTCAGGCAGGGCGGATTGATAACCCATCCAGAAGATTATGTTGACGAGAAAAAAGACCCTAAACCTAGGACGTATTATTAATGGCTCGAAAAGTTATAGATATCATTTACAATTTTGTTCGTAAGAGATTAGCAGGACAAGCACCTAAAGGCATTGTCACTAAACTACCTGAGTCTGCTCAAATTGAGCAAGGCATGCAAGAAGTTTTTAAACTTCTTAAAAGTGGTAATATAAATCCAGTATCCGCAGATAATTTAGTTAAAACTGAAGACGATCTAGCTATGCTCTTAAATAAAATAGTTCAAGATAATAACAGAAAAACAGAAGCTATAAAAAAAGCTGATGCAGGTATCACCAGAGTTTTTGATAAGATGAAAAGAAACATACCTTTGAACCCAGATGATCAAGCCGCTCTTCAAGGTTCTGGTTTTAAAACAACGTTAGATAATTTTAAAGGCTTTGAACCTAAAGTTATACCAGGTGGTAAAAAACCTAGAGACAAAAAATCAAAAGGTGGTATAGCAGCTGCTGTAAAAAAATTACAAAAGAAATTTGGCAAAGACATTATTCAAAAAGGTAAAGCACCAAAAGACAGAGGTGGTAGAAAAAAACTTAGACAGATGTTTAAAGATTTTGAAAAAAGAACAGAGAAGAAAGGTGGAGGTGTTATAAAATTTTTTAAAAAACTTATTGGTAAAAAGAAAACTCCATCTGAAGAGTTTGAAGACTATTTAAAAGAAATGAGAAAAAAGTCAGAAGAGTTAGATAAAGAATTTTATAAGGGATTAAAACCAGGTGGAGAACTAGATAAAAATATAGAAAAGATAAAAGAGGGATATAAATTTCCTGACAAAAAAGAAATTACAAAAAAATTAAAAGAAGGAATAGATAAGAAAAAATTAGAAAAATTTGATGTTAAGGGTAGAAAGCCCAACGCCGGTGGTGGTTTAGCTTATATGTTAGGAGAGCCAAGAATAGAAAGAGGTTTTGGTGGATCTGTTTACAAATTTTTAAAAGCTCTATCTGCGAAAAGTCCTGCTCAAAGATATAAAGAGTATTTAGCAAGCGTAAAGAAAAGATCTATAGAAGGAGACTTTAAATCGTTGGCCCCTGAATTAGGTGCAATTTCAGCCGGTGGTATTTTAGTTAATAGAAAAATGAAAAAAATTTTAGAAGAGGGCAATGAATTACAAAAAGAAAGATTTTTAAAAGAATACATAGAAGAACTTAATAATGATCCTTCTTATGATGATCGTCCTGAGCTAAGAGATAAATTAATAGAGAAATATACTGAAAGTTTGTTTGGCGAAAAAAGAGCCGACGGTGGCAGAATAGGTTTTGCTGACGGCGGTATGTCTAGAAGAACGTTCTTAAAAATTATGGCAGCATTAGCCTCATTCCCTGTTGTGGGTAAACTTGCAAAGACTATGAAAGTAGCAAAAGGTGCAAAACCAATTATAACACCAACAGCAGAAATGCCAGCACACTTTCCTAAACTTGTAGAAAAAATTATTAGAGAAGGACAAGTGGTTAAAAAAGATTTTGTTAAAAAAACTGGTGATGTAACGACGTACAAACATCCTGACAGACCTGATATAGAACTAACGATTGAAGGAGATGGTAACAGAATACAATTAGATTTTGAAACTGATCAAGGTATGAGAGGCGGTTATGAATTTAAAAAAGGTATACCTGATGAAACCGTGTCTAAACCACCAAATGAGTTTGAAGCAGGTGAAGTTAAGTATAGATTTTCTCAAGACGGAGAGTCATACACAAAAGATTTTGAGTTAGGTATAGACACTGGCACAGAAAACTTAGATACCTTTGCAGGCATGGGTAAACAAAAAACTAGCAAATCTAAAACTAAATTACCTGAATCTTTAGATGATCTTGCAGACGGTGGACTAGCAGGTCTATTAGGAGAATAATGAAAGTAAAACACTACAACGAGATGATGTCATATCTAACTCGTCCAGGGTTCAATGGCGGTGGATCAGTAAGAAATAAAACTGTACTACCAAAAAGAAAACCTGCAGCAGAAGTTAAACGAAGACAAAAAATAAACTACGAAAAAATAAAACAATATTTAGAAGATGAATCACAAGAGTTCATTGAAAGAGAATTAGGTTTTGCAGTTGGTGGTAGAGTTAATCCTGCACAACTTAAACAAAGATTCATGCAACTTGTTGCATCTATTCAAGATGCAGATGATGCAGAGATACCTGGAATCGTTGCACAAGCAAAACAAATTAAAGATCAAATAGACGAAATTAATAAAAGTCTCTCACCTGAAAGACAAATTAAAATTACAGCAGAGGGATTAGAGTTTGATAATCCATTGTTGGACGCAGCAAAGATTGCACAGACAGTAGGCACTACTCAAGAGGTTACAGGAGGATTAACTGAAAATATTGTTAAAGATGTTGTACCTGAAACTCTTACAAGAAAGAACCCAATATATGAAGGTGTGCCAGACTATGATGTTCCAGGAGCGCTTGGTGTAGATGAGAGAGAAAAAGATGATCCTAAAATAGATAGGCGAGTGGGAATTACGCCAGATAGAAAGTTTATGCAAGCCAGTATGAAGATGGAAGGTAGACGAACTAGCAAAAATCTTAGAGATTATTTAAGAAACATTGACCGAGCAGCAACAGAGGGTAGTTTTGCAGAAGGTGGTCGTATTGGTTTTAAAAAAGGAGATAAAGTTGTAGGAACAAATCAATTTGGAGAGCCAATTGAACTTTCAGATTTAAATAAAAAACAGAAACGTATTTTAAGAAAGTATGAAAAATTATCTGGTAAAAAAGTTGATAGAATAATGCTTGGTAAAATTTATAGAAATCAATATTCAGAAAAAAGTTTATACGATCCACAGAACCCATGGATGGTAGATCAAAAAGCTCAAGCGTTAGCTGATGCAATTCAAGAAGCGAATGATGGCGATAAGTTTATTAAAAGAACAGACATAATTAAAGAAGTTACTGGTTCTGAAAAAGGAAGGGTTTATTTTAAAGGAGCCGATAAATTATTTGAAACATTGGATACACGACAAAACAAAGTAGATAAAGTTTTTTTAAGGTTAATGAATGAAGATGTTCCCATACCAAAATATATTAACAAGTATGTTGGAGAGTTAACAGGTATTACGGACGAAAAACAAATTATAAAATATCTTAGAAACAATAAAACTTACAAGAAAAATGAAAAGCTTATAAGGTATTTAGGGTCGATCTCTCCTGTGGTTGAAAGGGATTTAGCTGACATGAGTTTTCGTCAACAATTAGATTTTGCTGAAGACTCTCTTAAAGGTAGAACTAAATTTACAGGTTTACCTAAAGGTGGAAACTACCTGTTTAGAGATGCAAACTTAGACGTTATGCAATTTGCAAAGAGGAATTGGGATCAAAATGAGGGCACAGGTTTAATTAAATTTTTTGATAGAAAAACAGGTAAAGAAATAAAATGGAAGCCTGGTGGTAAACTAGCTCTTCAAGGAGTTTCTTTTACCTACGGTAAAAATCCACAAAAATATGATTTTAAATATTTAAGAAGTTTTGGAAAAGGTAATCCTTTATTTAAAAAAGTTTATGAAAGCAGACAAGCTATTAATGACATGCTTAACACAGATGTAGATAACCCTTACAAACCAGGAACTAAAATTAAATATGGTAAGTTAATGAACCAAGTTTATGAAGAGGGGTTTGGTTATGATCCAAACGTTAATCTTTATGATATAGGTCACGGAGAGGGAGGCGTTAAGAAAGAACCCTTCAGAGGTGTAGGTGTTCAAACTAAACGATCAAATGTTGCTTTAAGAGATATAGATAAAATTCCATTAAAAGGTTTGAAGAACAGATTAATTGCACAAGTTCTTGGAGGAACACAAAATAAATCCGGTGCTCCTTTAGTAAAAGCAATTATGAAACAAGAGTTAGACATAGCTAAAAAAGTAGCTGGCGGTGAAAGGTTTCCATTGCCTGCACGTTTACAAGCTGCAGAGGGTTTGGTGACAGAGGGAGTGCTAGGACCTAGAGAGAAAAAATTTGCTCTTGATATGTTTATACGAGATAAAAAAGGTGGAACAATTCAACTTTTAGAAAAGTCTGGTATTAGAGTTAGTCAATGTTTTATAAAAAAAGGACTTAAAAAAGGTGGAATACTACCTAACGAAACCCCTGATGAATGTGTTTCTAGAAATATACAAACTGAAATAAATACTGCAAAAACAGGGAAGCCAAAGGAAAAAGCAGAAGCTCTTAAAAAATTTAAAGCTTTAAAAGGATTTGTAAAGGGTGCGTTGGTTGTTGACATACCACTAGAACTTATGTTTACCGTTCCTCACTTGTTGTACGGGGATACTGAAGCTGCAAAAAGAAATTCTACGGGAGGTATTTTTGGAGCAGGTGGCGATGCAATAGATGCTTACAAAGAATACCCCGAAGCTATGAAATACGCTGACACGCAAAATTCTGCAGTGGCTTTTTTAAACCATTATGGACAACTTAATGATTTAGAGAAAGCCATAGGTAAACAAGAGGCGCTTTATAACCAAACAGGTAATGAAAAAGTTGGTAATAAGATAAATGCTTTGTCTAGTGAGTATAATAGGATTGGAGCGTTATATAATAATACTTTAGCAAGGTATGAAAATAAAGAAATAGGTTATGAAAACCAAGACGAAGAATTAAAAGGCAAAAGAGCTTTTGAAAATGCTACCTTAGATATTGATAAAAAGTTAGGTGAAAAGAGATCAGAGTTTCTACAAGAAATACTTCCGGTTAATAAACCTCCATCTAGTTTAGAGGAGTATTTAGCAAACCAAGGCAGGTCTCAGAGTAGAGCAAAAGAGGCCATACCAGAAATGCCTCCTGGTCAAACGCCTCCTTTTGATTTAGGTTTTATAAAAGACCCTAGAGATTCTTATTCTGATTTACCTTTAGAGTTTGCTAGTGAATTACCAAAACTAGAAAAAGATGAAATGATGAAAGGTTTACAAGGAAAAGGTCTTTTTGGAACTGTTGGTTTTATGAACATGTTACAAGATCAAGGAATAGACACTTCTGATTTTTATAATCCATCTGGATTGTTAAAACGAGCTGGCGGTGGTATAGCTAAACAAGCTGGAGATGAATCAGGAAAACCACCAGAATCAGGGCCCACACCAGATGGTCCTTCAAAGGGCTTGGCTTATTTGTTTAAAAATGGTATGGAAGATGAGGAGTAATAAATGGCAGAAATAGAAAAAGGACTCCCGGGCGAAACTCGTACGCAGGCTAAAGTACCTGGACCCGAGGATATCGAAATCAAAGAGGAAGTCCAACAAGAGAAACCACCAGTAGAAGTTATACCTAATGAAGACGGTAGTGCGACTATCGACTTTGAACCAGGTGCAATAAATATACCTGGCACAGAGAAACATTTTGATAACTTAGCAATACTTTTACCTGACGATGTACTCGAGCCTCTCGGTAATGATATGAAAACAAACTATCTAGATTATAAAATGTCTAGAAAAGATTGGGAAAAATCTTACACCGAAGGACTTGACCTATTAGGATTTAAATATGAAAATAGAACGGAGCCGTTTCAAGGAGCTTCAGGTGCAACGCACCCAGTGTTAGCAGAAGCTGTTACACAGTTTCAAGCTACAGCATACAAAGAGTTATTACCAAGTGACGGACCAGTAAGAACACAAATACTTGGAGTTAATACACCTCCAAAACAACAACAAGCTGAACGTGTAAAAGATTACATGAATTACTTAATCATGGATGAAATGAAAGAGTATGAGCCAGAGTTTGACTCCATGTTATTTCATTTACCACTTGCAGGTTCTACATTTAAAAAAGTTTACTACGATGATTTACTGGGTAGAGCTGTTTCTAAATTTATACCTGCAGATGATTTGATTGTGCCATACACAGCTAACAGTTTAGAAGAAGCAGAGTCTATCATTCACGTTATTAAAATTTCAGAAAACGATTTAAGAAAACAACAAGTTTCAGGATTCTATGCAGATGTAGATCTTGGTCCACCTGCAATGACAACTACCGATGAAGTTTCAAAAAAAGAAAAAGAATTAGAAGGCACTAAAAAATCTGGAAAACAACAAACGATGTACACACTTCTTGAGTGTCATGTCGATCTAGATTTAGAAGGCTTCGAAGATATTGGTCCAGATGGTGAGCCATCTGGTATCAAGCTACCTTACATCATAACAGTTGATGAAGGTAGTGGAATAGTTCTTTCTATCAGAAGGAACTATGCGCCCAATGATCCAAAAAAACAAAGAGTCCAATATTTTGTCCACTTTAAATTTCTGCCAGGACTAGGATTCTACGGATTTGGATT